AGTAAAGAGTTTATAGCGTTTTGTTTAGTGTCCATGCCTTGGTCAGCATAGTCACTAAAAGCTATACCAGTTCCCATTCTTTGTTCTTGGTTATAGGCTCCTAATACTGCGCCCTGTGCGAACCTTTTACCCCGCATGTTTGCTCTTAGAACTCCATATATGTCAGATAAATCAACTAGCTCTTCAGGTGTAAATGTGTGTATAGGTCTTTTACCAGCATTTACTTTCATTTGATTTTTATACGCTCTGTCCAGTAGATCTTCTACTTCCAGTTTGTCCATGCCGGGTCTTCTTCCGCTAGTAAGAAGCCTTGAATTATTTAGCGCTCTTACTCCGCCTTCTACTCCTTTTCTTCTTGCGGCTGTTCCAACACCAGCTGCCGCTACTAGCCCAGGGGTTGCAGTACCTCCAGATAAAACAGTACCTCCAGCAACAATTCCACCCACTAAAGCAGCTTCAGCTAAACTAGCTGCTAAAGAAGGTATAAACTGCCCCGTGGCAGATGCAAAATTTAAAAAGAACCCGTGTACGTCTTTTTCCTCTAAGGAAGAAGCAAAGTCTGTTTCTAAACCTGCTAAAGGTATACTAGATTGATCTTCTAAAAAATCAGCTTCTCTTAGTTTGTTTGCTGCGGATGTATTGTCGCCTTTTAGCGTGTCTATTGCAGCTGAAAAGTTTTTGTTTTGTGCTAGTATATTTCCAGCACCTGATTGTATACCGGCTTTGAAGGCCTCGCCCATAGTATCTATTTTTTCAACGTAAGTTGCATCTGGGGTAGCGAACCTACCCATAGATTCTACAGCAGTAGTTTTAGTAGCGTCTGGGGTCTGTAAAAGTTTGGCAATTGTATTGCTGTCAATTGCCATGTATTAATCTCCACGATATGGTTTTATAAACTGAGTAACTTCTATGTTTGTAGCTAAATCGTTAAAGGTATCTGTAAACTTTTTGCCTGAAATACTCTTTCCAACCTGCATACCGCTAGAGTCTACAAAAATTATTTCTTTTAACTGTAAACCTCCGCCTGGTTTTTCTTCATATTTACCACGGGCTGTATTAACTATATCTCCTAAAGTTTGATCTAGATTACCTCTGCTCTGTAGCATCCTTGCAAATATGTTTCTTTCATCGGTGCCTCCATTCATCATAAGGCTATACATAGCTTGTCCTATAGCAGTTCTCATACCATCTACCATAGGTACAGATATAGTTCCATTTTGTTTTGCATTTTTAAACTTGTCTATTATTGCTTTAAAATGAAAACTTGTTTCGCCATCAGTTACATTTCCAATGTTGCCATCTGTCTGTCCTTTGTTTAGGGCTTTATTAAAGTTTCTTAAATCTTTATCAAACGCAGTATAGGCGTCTTCTATAAGTTTATTACCAGCTTCAGCGGCTGCTTTTCTTGCTGCGATTTTATTTGCTTCACTTTGGATTTTAAGGCTTTCGTTGTACCTCATAGTGTTTTGATCAAACGTCTGCACGTTCATTCTATTTATGTTTGAGTTGCCTGTTTCTAATAAGTTTAAGCTTTCTTGGAACTCTTTATTGAAATCGCCACCTGCTGCAACTGCTAATGCAGAAGCTAATTCAACTTTATTTATATCTAGTTCTGAATCATACTCAGGTAGAGTCTTTAAATCTTCTGGGGTTTGTATATTATACTTTTTGAAAGCAGCTCTAGCTTTATCTACATTTTCTTGGCTTACTCCAACTTTTTCTAACAGGTCAGAATTTTGTTCTATAAAAGAAAATATTTGGTCTGCAGAACCATATATAGGCATAGTTATACCACTTTGCCCTATACGGGTTAGTATCTCATCTTTGTTTTTTTCTGCTGCTAGTTCTTCTTCGCTTTTTGGGGTTGGCTCTGGTTCTTTATTCGTAAACTCTATACCTGTCCCAGGGAGAGGACTACCAAACCTTGAGAAATCATCCATATTATCGGCGTCTTCTCTACCGCTTCTGAATGTGTCTAAGTCTTCGTTAACTTTAGTAAGGTCTTTTCCTAACCCCTTTCTATACTCATCTAGGCCATTATTAAAGTCGGTTGCTATTTGTGTAATCATAGCAAAAGCATTTTGGGGTTCCATTTCACCATTTTCCACTGCATCTTCTATTATCCCTATAGCTTCTGGAGCACTTTCTGCTTCTTCTAGAGTTTTCTTATCGTTGTCTTTATTTTGTTGAGCAGCATCTATAGTAAGAATACCCTGAGTTCTACTACCATACCCTTGTCTAGCAGCAGTAAGTCTGTTACCAGAGCCTTGTACGATACCGTTTACCATAGTACGTAAACCTTCTTTATCAGTAGCCATAACTATATCTTGTGGGTCATTACTAAACCCTAGTGTTTTTGGTACTATGCCTTGCTTGCCCTGTATATCAAAAGTAATTTTGCCGTCTTGTTCTCTTATATTTACTATCCTACCTTTAGCTTTTTCCCCAGTATTTATATCGGTATAGGTAGTAGCTGTTGGGCTAGAATTTAAAATCTTTAGTATTTTGTCAGGTTCATTTTCGTATAGCTTTGTGAAGTTGTCTTCATCTATAGAACCATACTCCTGACTTTTTAGTTCAGTTAAACTAAGGTAAGGCGAAATACTTTCAATTAGTTCACCCGCGCCCTGTAAGTTTTTGGTTCTTACCTGTTGCTGGATAGCACCAGCGTTTCGTAAATCTGCTAAACTTGCCATATTAAATTAAAAATGCTGCTAATATGGAAGCTCCCATATTAGTCATTTGAGAAGAATAGTTTGCTTTTGCTTGCTTGTATGCTCCTCTTCTTGCTACTGCACCCTGGGCCGCAGTGCCTAACCCTTCTAAAGACCTGGCGTTTACACCTTGGCCAATTCCTATTAGTTCTTGTAATAGACTTTGATTCATTTCCCTTTGTTGTACTCTTGCGTTATTTACCGTGCCTGCTAAAGATAATTGATTACCCCTTTGTGCGGACTTTTGTTGTTCCTGGAGTTGTGCGCCAGATAACCCACCGCCACCATATCTTTCTAGGTTTCTTGATTGTACGCCCGCTGCTATCTCTGCTTGTTTCTCAGCGTTTTCTCTAGACCTATCAATAAGTGTAGTATCGTCAGTCATACCAAGTAACTTGTCTTCGTACTGTCTAAAATTAGCTATGTAGTCGTTATAATCTTGACGTAGCATGCCTGCGAAAGCATTATCTGGGTTTTGTACGCCCTGTAGTTGCCCAGCATAGTCTTGTCTAGATCTCATGTTATCGTATAAGCTCATTACCCTAGTCCTCTACCTGTTAAAATTTTAAATAGCCCAGCACCACTATCCATAGGTACTAGATCTTGTTCATTTGCAGGTTTACCTGCTTCTCCCTTGTTTGTAATTTCAGCTGCTCTGTATCCGCGGTAGTTTGCGCCTGCTTGTACACCTAGTTTTGTAGCTGCCCCTATTAAAGCTGAGTTTCTTGTTTGTTTTGCTTTTGCTCTATTAAGAGTATCAGTAGTAGCAATTTTAGAAGCTTGCGATAAACCAGCTGCGGTTTGAGAAGCCATTTGGTTTGCGCTTTTTATTCCTGCAACTTGGTCACTTCTTGCTCCCAATAGTCCTTGGGCTGTGCCCTGTAATTGTTGAGCAGAAGCAGCTGAAGCCAGATCAGCCTGTGCATCTACAGCACCTACTGCTCTTCGATTTGGGTTTTGGGTAAGAGCTTGCATAGTATCAGCTTGGGCCCTACCTTCGCCCATACTCATTAACCCAGACTCTTCTTTAAAAGACCTTTCTATAAATTCTTTTTGTTTTGGTAGATAGTTTTCTCTAAAATACTTTTTATCCGCCATTGCTACAGCAGCATTAACCTTATCTACTTCGCTTTCTTTGTAATCTGAGCTTTTTGGTTTACTCATTCTACTTTTCTCCTATAAACTCTTGTATCTAAATTCCAACCTCTACTTATTGCATAAGGTTCTAACTCTGGTACGTGTGACTGAGCTTCTATGTACTTACATTCAGAGCTCTTAGCTAGCTCATTAATCCAGTCTTCGTGGGCTAACCATTCTCCACTGCCTTTATTGTAAGTATACGCTATCCACATATACAATGTCTTGTCTTTTGTATACCTATCAATTTCAGTAGTAAGTACTAAAAACCCGACTGGAGAAGTAAATAAAAATGCTCTTTCATTCACACACTCACTATAAACATCTTCTGGGATAAAGGTTAGACTGGGATTGTCTGCTAATATACTTTCTAAACCTGGTTTTACAATGTTCCACGTGGAACGTATGTCAGTAAGTACAGGTTTAACAAAGACATCAGTAGTCAATCTCCTTTCCGTATTTTCCATAGCGCCTCCTTGGCTTACCTATTCCTTTGTATTTTACGGTCCGTTTTACACCCAGATCCCCGCCTCTTGCACGTAGCTCTGCTTGCATAATTTCCATATTAAACTGTGCTAAATATTCTCTAGCTGCGGATACATCAGTCCATTCTCTATTTGGCATACGAAGTAGTCTATATAAAGTGCCGTATATTAAAGCATCTCTATATTGATTAGATACTGCAGTATCAATGTTGTTTGAAGTCCTAGATGGTTTTAGAGCTACGCTAGCTAAAACTGGTTCGGAAGCACTTGGTACTGGTATTAGCCAGAAAGTGCTTGGTGTTTTTTGTAAGTATACGTGCGGTTGTCCAGTGCGTTCTCTCCAGTCAGGGTAGTTTAGTTCTAAACTACGGGGACTTATTGGATCCATGTCCTTACCGTTGTACGTCATTAATAATACTTGATGTACTTCTGTACCAGTAGGAATGTCAAAATCGTATTCGTAAACACCTGAAATGGTGCTAAATGCGTCCATATCTAAGATATAGGCTTTTGAGCGTTCGCAAAATTCTATAGTAGCCGAACGTAAATTAGCCTCAACTAGACTGTCGGGGCAAAAAGGAACGTAAGGTAAAACTTCTTTCACTAAAGAAGAGTAACTTGCCATTTTAGCCTCCTTGTCTTGGTGCTGCTACCGGCGGTAGGTTTGGAGCCGCTCCTATATTACTAGTTCTATCGTTGTTCGGGCTTAGTAGCTCCTGGGCCTGCATGCCTTGTCCGACACAATTTAAGAACAATTGGTAATGAGACTGAGCTCTTTGTGCATTACCTGCGTATTCAGAATCTTTTTGGTAAGATCTAAATAAAACATAATCTATTAAACCGTTTGCATAAATATCATCTACTGAAATAGTTGCACTACCATTAGCTAGGTCTGTTGGGGAAGCTGAAAATACAACTTCTACAAACGCGTTACCTGCTACGCCTGGATAGACATAATAGTTTCTTGGGTCATCTTCATCAAATATATAATGTTTAACTATTGTAGTATGAGCTGCATCCCCACCAACAGTTGGATCATGCCAATCAGGTTCTTGTGTATTTAATATATCAACATTTACAATTCTAATTGCTCTTTTACCTGTAGCACTGCCGCTTGCTGCGGACATGTTTCTTACTACTTTAATTAGCCTAAGACCTGCACTAGGTAGTGTTTGTTTTGTACCCGCTACAAGTTGTACGCTAGATGTAGTAGCAGAAGACTCGGGCCTAAAGTTTACAATCTCTCTTTGTCCGTCGTTTAAATACCTGAGTAATTCAGCTTCAGGCCATCTAACGCTGGTGGTGTCTTGTAGGATATCTTTAATCCTGCTTAGTATATTACTACCTGTAAGTGTCCCTGCCATAATTCATCCTTTATTGTGCAGCTTCTAGTTCTGCAATTAAATCTGATTTCTTTTTGCGCCTATCGAGCTCTATACCCATAGTGCGACCATGTTCTTCTAGCTGTACTTTAGTCATAGCTTCTAAGTCTACAGAAACTTCTTCTACAGTTTCTACCACTTCTTCTACTATCACTTCTTCTACAACTTCTTTTACGACGGGTTCTGCCTTAACAGTTTTTTCTCCGTCTTTTACTTCTGTGCATCCTGCTTGTAAACATAACAATCCTAGATCGTTTGCCACTTGTTTTGGTTGATTTGCAATTAAATATACACTTGCACCCCAAGTAGAGGCTACCGCTTTATCTTCGTTTGATACTATCCACATAATTTTTACTCCTTAAATATAGGTGGCCATAATAGCCACCTATAAAATATACCACAATTAATAAGCTACATCTAATCTTATTACACCGAAGTCTTCAGACTGACCTGTATGGTCTGAATGATACTTAGGCTTTTTAAGACCGAATATTTTACCAATTGAAATACCGTTCTGGTTTCCATAGTCAAATGTGTCTTCGACTATTTCTGGGATACCAATATCAGCCATTGCTAGTGCTTGTGCACCTGCAAAGATACATGCAGAACCGTTAACGTCAGCGTTAGCGCCCCATTTGTATCCAGCTGCTCCGGCATTACTTGAAGCACCAGTTGTTGCAGAGTTTGTGTTAAACACATGTCTGAACTCGTGGATCATAACTCCATCAACCATTAGGCTTGAAGAACCTGAGAACAAGCTTGAGCCTGGTCCTCTTACTCCAGCTTGTCTTACGTTAGCAAGGAAGTCTGAATCAAGTTTTAGGTCCGCCATTACTTGTGGAGTAACAAATAGATGGAACATCTCTTCGTTTCCTGCACCTCTTAGGCCTCTGATGTACTGATCTTTAGCATAAGCTTTTAGATCAACAATAGCGCCATAGCTTAGTTTGTCAACTGCAGCAGTTGCAGTAACATCACCAGCCACGATACCATTAGTAGCATCAAATCTTCTATGTCTATTAGAAGTTGGTGCTGTTACATCGCTAGAGAACTCTAAGTCGTTTAGATTTTGGCCTGAATTCATTGAAGGTCTTAGTGACCCATTGTTTTTCAGGTTATATCCGATACCACTTAAAGTAAGGAATGCTAATTGGTCCATTCTGTCAGCCATTGCGTAAGCAAGTGCATCTCTTGAATGTTCCCTAAAGTTTACAACAGATTTCTGGTCGTTCATTCTACCAGATAGTCTGTTAGCAAATCTTAGTTGGTCAATCGTTACGACTATGTCGAACGCTCTTAGGGCCTCTTCATTACCTTCTAAAGTATTGTCACCAACGATACCATCACCAGTCATGTCAGCTAAAAGTGTTAATACAGCTCTAGCTCCTTTTTCTGATTGAGTAAGCTCAGATATTCTCTGAACCATAGCATTGGATCCGCTACCTGCGAATTGGTTAATGAAGGACATATTTCTAGCTACTCGCCAGAAGTCTCTTGACCAGATCGTTAACTGTTCACTGGTTAGAGAAGCAAAGTTTGTATTTGCCATGATAATTTCTCCTTATCATTAAAGTTTAATAACCAGTCGACTTTTGGAGCGACTTTTATCCGTATACCCTTTGTCGTTGGGGCAACGCTCTCGTAAGTTACGGGTACGAATCCGGTCAATTTAACGCCTTGGACGGGCGAATACGTATGTTTTACAGGAACGACCCTGGTAAGATATCGCTCTTACGTGCGAACTTATTTTTAAGATAACACAATTTATCCGAAATCTCCACGCATTCTACGCAAAGTTTCAGCAGGCAAAGCATCAAACTCATCTATAGATAAGTTATCTATATCTACTTTTTTGTCTGTTTTGTTTTTACCTTTCATAGCAGGTGGTTGTTTTTCAGCTGCTTCTACTTTTTTATTAGTGTTAGCTATTTTTTTCTTTTCTACAATTTTTTTATTAGTAGCAGTATTCTGTGCAGGTTTTTCTACGGCTTGATTACTCATAAGAACTTTAACTGATTTTTCTAAAGCATCTGCTCCTGTAAAACCTTGTACCATGTAAGCATCTCTTAGCTCTAAAACTTCGTTAGTTTTATCTTGATTAAACTCTGGATTAGCCTGGTTCAATTCTGGGTATGCAGCTTCTAGCTCTAACGCTTTTGTTTGTAATTGTTGTTGCTCTGTAGATTGGGCCACTGTTTGTCCCATCTTAGCTTGCATCTCAAACATCATTTGTTGTTTTTCTGCTTGTCTAATTTGGCTTCGTAGTTGAGTAGCTTTTTCAGTCTCGCCTTCCATAACTAAAGTTTGGTATTCTACTTCTTTAGTATCAAAGTCAAATTCTGGAGCTTCTTTTACATCTTCTACTTTAGGCGCTAACGCTTCGTCTAGTTTTTTCTGTAAAGCTTTTTGTTTTGCTAATACTTCATCGAATCTAGACTTAGGAATCATTGGTTCTTTTTGAGCAAGTCCTGCCTCATCTGTTCCCTTAGATTGCTGTGTATCTGTCTCATCTTCTGCCAGTAGCTCTTCTTCTCCTGTATCTTCTTCGTCTTCGTCTGCAACTTCAGAGTCTTCCTCTTCTGTTTCCTCTTCAGACTCTTCAGGTGATTCTTCTTCAACTTCAACATCCTCATCGTCTTCCTCCTCCTGAGTTTCTTCTGGGGTTTCAAAATTTAAATCGACATCAAATACTTCGTTATCTTCTTCGGTCTTTGGATCTGCTCCGGGCATGCCCTCTAACACGACATCTACTTCTGCTTCTTGGTTGTTCTTAGCCATTATCGGTACCTCCTGTTTTGTCTAAGTTTTTCATTGCCTCGGTAGCCATCTTAGCTGCCGCTGCTGTGTCACTCTGTTCCTTACGCATATCGTTTGTCAATTGCGACAATCTCTCACGTAAATCGAGTTCTTCACGTTTACCTTGAATTTTACTTTGTAATTCAGCAATCTTCAACTGTGGTTCATTTTCTATCTGGTCTACTTTAGCAACATTTACTGCCGCTTGTGTTTGTAGGTTAGTTACTTCTGCTTCTAATTTAGCAATTTCAAGCTGCGTACTTCTGATCTGCGATTCCATTTGGAACTGTTGTAACTGTACTTGTTCTGGTGTTGGCGGTGCCGTACCTTGCATCTTTCTAATTCTGTCCGCAACGTCTGCTTTACGTGATAAATGCGAGTACTCTACTATCATATCATCTGGTATTGGTACTCCGACTTGTCGTAAAGAAATAGCT